TATTCATTTGATTATGGACATACTTTTCTTTGTTCTTTCCTTTTCACGCTTCTTTTTTGCTTCTGGGAAAATAAAATCCATAGCGTCATTCCAACCTTTTGTGTAATCGCATTCACTAATATAATCTTCATAATTTCTCATTGTTGGTACGCTTCTGTATAATGGAATTTCAACCATATTCTCTCCTATTCCGCTTCTGATTGAAGCCAATCCATACAACTAGCTTCTCCCTCGTATTCTTCGCCAAATGTGTTCTTAAAAGTTATAAGAAACTCTGCCAACTCTTCATCCGACATATTCCTTATCTTGTCGGAATTGGTGCGTCTGCTATCACATCTGCAACAAGGCTCATCATCTCTTGAATTGCTGTTATGCTGGCAGTTACAAGAAATCTTTTCTTCACTATCATCAAATGCCTTTAAAAACATTTCAGCAATTTCTTTCTCGTATCTACCGCACATACCTTTGCAATCAATATCCGCAATAACCCTTGAAAAGAAATCTTTGAATTTGTCAACAATATAATCTCCTGTGAAATCGTTAGGTATGTCAATTACTACTTTCATCTTCTCAACCTCTCAATTCTTTCAGTTTTGCTTCTGCTTCTGATTTGTTCAAAAATACTGACTTGCCGATTTCACTTTCTGCAAAACTTCCTGTGATACTTCCGCTTGAGTTTGCATAATAGAATACGGCTTTTTTTGTTGTAACAGGTTCACAAATGTATTCTTCGCATTCACCAAACGAAAAGGCTGTTATTGTATATGCACAAGGTCTGCCAAAGTCATTATCCCATACTGTATCTCCCACCTTACAAGGCAACTTAATAAGTCTGCCCTGCTCTTCTAAGTCCTCATAATCTGCTAATTTCTGTAACACATTATGACGATTGTTTTCCCATTCGATAGGTTCTCCACTAGGTGTAGCATATACACCTGTTCCGTTAGCACTTCTTCTTGTTAATCTCTCCATTTCCGCTCCTTTCTAAAACGGACATTCACTAGGATTTTTCAAATCCCAACTTTTTCCTGCGACCGCAACATCCGCATTTGCCCCACAAGCAACTTTTTTCATTTTCTCGATGAAACTATCTCTATCGGAATTTTCACTTGATAAATGGCACATTATGACGTTCTGCAAGTTATCTGAATAATTCGCTTTAACAAAATCGCAAGCTGTGTCAATAGATAAATGACCTCTGAATACGTGATTGGCTTTGCCTGTGTCTCTGTCGATTAAATCCTTATCATAATTCACGCCTAAGAGAATGTAGTTTATGTCTTTAAACTTCCACTTGATTAATTCACAATCGGTTATGTAAAGCATTCTCCCCATTTCTTTGTGTGTAATCAGAAAGCCGAATATCGGACAAGGTGTTCCGTCTGCATTAGTATGTGTCCAGCTTCCATCTATCGTTGTTAGGTCAAACGCTCTTACAGTAAAATAAGAATTTGCTAGAAACTGGTTCATAAGCAAGGTTTCGTATGGTTTACATACAGGAATACCCATATTTTCAAAATCCTTAACCGACTTGCTGTGGTCGAGGTGTTTATGGGTGCATAACACACCCACAACATCTTTAATGTTCCAATCTAAGCCTTTTTTAATCTCCTTAATCGGTATCCCACAATCAAGGATAAGCGTTTCTCCACTGTTGGAAGTTAGCAGATAGCAATTACCTGTACTTCCTGTGGCTATACAATGCAATCGCATATTCTTCTCCTTTACTCACTACTTCGCAAAAACAATAATAATTTTTCTGTACAATCAGCACAAAGGTCATATCTATAATCTACATATGAATAGCCATCTGGATTACCATAAAACATTGAATGAAAGCACAGTCGATTTTCTTTTTTGATACCATATTTAAAATATCCAGCCCATTTAGACAAACTGTACTCAAAAGGCTTTCCGCATCTATCACATTTGTGGATTTCTTCAACTGACATACTCACACCTCGATTTCATCATCCTGTGGGAACTGAAAGACGGCATTATTGATAAAATCTACTTTTGACGGCTGATTTTCTGTTTGCACCATAATGCCACATTTCTGTAATCTTCCAAATTCCTTTGCCACATCTTATGAAATATCAACATTCTGCATTACGATAGGCATACCAATATACGTTTCTCTTAACATTTCCATAGCCTTAATTGCCTTTGCTTCGGTGGAATAAGTTGCAATAAGACTGTTCAGAAACACTTCCGGCGGTTCTGCGACATTTTTAACCGCAACAATTCCATAATTCCCGCCACTACTATTTAATATTGAAAAAACAAAGTTTTCATAAGAAACATCTGTTTTTCCTGTCTGTGAAATTACTCTCATCCGTAAAACTCCTTTCTAACCGCTTTTTTCAAATATCCTGCTTTAATAAGCTGCAATACGCATCTAAGTTGAAGACTTTTTATACTTTCTATATGCCTTGTTCTGCCAAACCACATAACCCATTCCTGCTGCAATAATTCATCAAGAGTGGTAATCACACCCCCTGCCACAAAAATTCGCTTATTTTGCTTATATTCTTCATATTTCTTACGCTTATCACAGCATAAGCAAATACTATTATTAGGATAGTGACGGTTCTTATAAATAAAACAAAACTCACATTTTCTGCACGGATTGTTCATAGGCTTACTCCTGCATGAATGGTGGTAATGTGCTATCTTCTGTCTGTTTTTCAGTTGTTTCTGTGGCAGTATCTTCAACCACATCATCTATAACATCACCATCAACAAAATCTACGCTGTTAGCGTTCTGCCCAATATCATAATCAACATCAGCCTGCATACGCTCATCATAACTAGGTAATTCTTCCTCATTATCGTAATTTCCGTCATAGAAAGAACCATAAGTATTGTTAATCTGCTTTAACAGTCTGTTCTTGACTGTTTTCATAGCCATCTGGTCTGTGAATTTCTGATGTGTTCCGTTTCCGTTCTCTTTATAGCCATATCCCTGTTTCCAAGCCTGCTTTATCTGTTTGATGTTCATAACCTCTGTGAGAATACTTCCGTCATCCATAGTGGCTATTGCGTAAGCACCCTTAACTTTATCGTTGTCGATATTCTCAAAGTCCTGCTTATGAGTGACAATACTTTTCTTGCCATTAACAATTTCATACTCGAATGTATCACCCTCATAGATAACCTCTGCTGTTATGTCTTTAAGCCCATATCTCCTAGCAATGCAAGTGTTTCCATATACAGACTTCTGGCACTGTAACTTTCCACCATATGCTACTGGATAGCACTGTTTCTTCTGCATTGATAAGCCGCTTGTAACCATTTCTACAAGTGCGTTTTCGATACTTGCCCTTGTGCAACTCTGTAATACAGGCTTCTTGTTCATATCTACTGTGTCCTGCAATATCAGCATTGCTGACATAAACTCATTTGTATAGTTGTAATCTTTAGGAAATGTTAAGCCGAATTTCTCTTTCTGCTTGATTTTTACAACCATTCCCTCTGTAAAATCTTTTGCTACAAGTTCTCTGCTTTCGGCTTCTTTCTTTTCCGCAACTGCTGTATTCTCTGCCATAATTATTCCTCGCTTTCTTCATATATAATTTTTATGCCTGCTACATTACCAGGAGTCCGTTTGTTTGTGATAGTTTCCATGATATCCCAGACATCATCATTATCTATGCCGATAGAAATTCTCTCTATTGCCGATACAAACCGCTTGATAACTTCTGCTTCTTCTTCGCTTACTGTAAGTACATATACGTCTTCACACTTCATATTATCCCTCCGCAATCTCTAATTTCTCGCTATCATTAACAATCAGCATGATCAACTGACTATCCACCATTTCAGCAACTTTCTTCTGATTATCTGTACTAAGGCTTTCAGAATCATCTAAAGCAATAGGTACTGATATATCGCTAATCTTCTGAATTGAACTGCAAATATCGACTCTGCCTAAAATCCTGTTACCCTTGTTAGACATAGTTGTTAAAATACTCTTTCCGTCAACAGTAGGTATACAACAGCTCTTGTAACCACCAGACTTTGTATAAGTAAACAACTGCCACTTAACTAACCCAAAATGGCTGTTTACGGCTTCTGTCAAGGCTTCATTCTTTGCCTTATCCAGTTCATCAAGTAAATCAAGGATTTTCTCGGCATTAGTTTTATTTTGTTCGCTATCAATCCTTGTCTGCTTTAATTCTTCAAGTCGCTGTTCATCTGCTGCCGTATCAGACTTTACAATCTGGCTTTCACATTCTGCTAACTGCTGCCTTAAAGCTGTTTCCTGCGACTTTAATTCTGCCTTAATTGCCGAAACGTCATTAGCCTTGTGCATAGCCTGTTCCTTTTCAGCTATCTGCTGTTCAAGTGCCTTGTATTCCTCTGTAGCTGACACATCAATTTCCTGTGGAAGTTCTGATAACTGCTTTTCAAGGTCTGCTAAATCCACTAAATGTTTTTCTAACTTCTGCTTTCTGTCAGCCAATTCCTGTTCAGCTCCAACTAACAATCCTTTGACTTCATCAAGCATTTTCTTAGCTGTGTTGCCTTTATCAGTAATTCTGTTAAGTTCTGCTTCTTTGTGTGCCTTGAAATCTGCCCTTAATTCCTCTTTTTTATCCTCCGGGTATCCCTGTTTGCAATAAGGGCAAATAAGGTTATTCTCGTCAAATACGCGCTCTTTTCCGGCTTTCCATTCGGTTCTGCTATCATCAAGTGTTTTCTGATATTCAGCTATTTTATCTTTATCAAGACTAACAATAATTTCTGCACTACTTACTGACTGCTTACTATCTATAATCACATAATTAAGGTTGCTAATCTGTGATTCAAGATTTCTTCTTGCCTTAACATTGTCCTCATTAGCCTTGCGTGACATATCGTTAAGTTCAAACTTCAAATTGAGAATATCCGAACTACCCTTGTCATATTCAGCCATCAGCTTGTCATTGTCGGTCTGCTTTGCCACGCAATCAGCAATCTGTTCTTTAATGCTGTTCTTCTGTAATTCAAGGTCAGATACATCAATGCTCTGCTTAAGCTGTATATCTCTTTCCTTTTCTTTAATCTGTCCGTCAAGAATAGGCAAATCCTTTGTAATCTTGGTCTTTGTAGCCTTATTCATAGCGGATAGTTCTTCAACTGTATACTTATTAAGCAAAGGAACTAACTCGGCTAATTCGGCTTTCTGTGAAGCAATATCAAGGTCTGTAACATCACCTACAAGACCGAATAAGTATTCTCTCATTTCTGCTGGCTTCTGATTAAGAAAAGCATTTACATTACTACACATCTTAAATACATTCATATCAACATCAAGATATGCGTTGAAATCCTTTAATGTCTTAGGCACATCATTGATGAAATACTTGTTATCATCCTTATAACTGCTGCCATCTTTGCTGTAAGTACGCTTCTGCACTTTCTTCATAGTGATTTCTTTTCCGTCAATATCAAGTGTAAGTTCAACGCTTGTATCCATATCATCAACTGGTACTCCGTCAACCTCTCGTCTAACAACTGGATTATCCTCTAATTCATAATCACAGTTGAATAAGCACCACAGATAAGCTGTGGCAATAGTTGACTTACCCTTGCCATTCTTAGCCATAATCTTTGTAATGGCGTAAAAATCAAACTCTGCGTGTGCATAGCACATAAAGTTTTCAAGAACTACCTTTTTTAAAGTTACTCTCATAAACAACATCCTTTCCTTATAAAAATCAATCTGTAACTCCAAGAATTCTAAATACATCTTCTGTATTAATTACAGAATGCCCTTTTGCCATGCTTGCAAGCACCTCTGCTCTCGTCTCGCAATCTATCAATTCTTCATATCTCGCAAGTGGCACTGTCACAACATCAGAAATCGCACCATGCATCGTTAGTTCAAATTTATCATTCATTCTCGTCTTCCTCGCTTTCTTCTATTCTACTTACCGAAATTTCATAAGCTGTTCTTATTTCTTCTGTGCCGTCATCAAGTTTCTTCGTGTATTCTCTGCTTTGCAATCTTCCCTCAACGTCAACGCGAGTACCCACATCAAGGTTGCCGGTATATCTTGCATTTCTTCCCCATGTAATACATGGTATGTAATCTGATTTGCCATATGTACGATTAACCGCAATTAATACATCGGCTATCTCTCTACCTTTAGGCGTTACTCTGTAAACCGGCGGCTTGCAAATATAACCGCTCAATTTAACATTGTTGTTGAATTCCGGGGCTGATTCACTCTCTTCTTCGACTTCCCGAACATCCCTAGCAAACACCATTATTAAAAGTTTGCGTTTATCATCTGATATATGCTTGTTAAAGGTTCTCACCTGCCCCTTAACTGATATTCTTTTATCCACCTGTAAATCTTTGATTTCTACCAATCTGTCAGATACAATAATTGGTAGCATGTCCTTTTCGGTGCTTTTTCTGGAGCAGCTTAAACGAAAACCGTAGAAATTTTCGCCATAAGTTTTGTGATTAAGTTCTGGAGTGCTTGCTATAACTCCGCACAATTCAATTTTGTTATTTTCTATCATTTTATTTTTCCCCTTTCAATTCTGTTGTACTTACAAATCCGACAATCTTGCCGCCATCAATTACTGTATACATGTTTTTCTTTTCAAACATATCAATGCAATCCTGTATTGTTATTTCTCTCTCGTTTACCTGTATCATAGCTTATATCTCTCTTTCATTATTGTAGGCAGTTCGTAGCAGTCGATATAATCGTGAGTGTCTGCTATGTACTTCTTTTTCAGTTTATTTAGTTCACACCCGAATTCGTGCCCCAATTGCCCTAAAATATCTCTTACAACCATGTTTCTTAATGGCTCACAATGTTTATTTCTTCCTAAGAGGCAACTTGTTCTTCTACCAATGTGCAAAAGAATTTCAAGCTTTTCTACCTCATTAATCTGCTCTCTTTCGCCTTTTTCAGAAATAATAAATATCAATCTGCTAAAACTCCTTTCTAATTAATAAGCTGAAATATCATTGACACAACAAATAATATTGCTGATAACATCCATAAATATTCAGCTATCCTGCTGTCTCTCTTAGCTTTCTTGTATGGCGCAATAGAGACTTCTAACTTGTTTCTTTCTGCTATCAGTTCTTCTACTGATATGCTATACTGTGGTGTTGCTTGTACTTCCTTTTCCATAAAACAATCCTCCGCTTAATCATCAGCTCTCTAAGTTTATCTGTGCATTGCAATCTTTTATTAACATCATTGTGTTAGTGCTTGGCATCCAGTTTTTAATATATTCAACTGCCTGTTCATTCTTAAGCCTTGGTGTGTTGGCTCTTGAATTAACATTGAAATAATCCTTGTAATCGTGATTAATTTCTGCAAATACTTTTCTGCTTATTTCCTTGTAAGCGTTACTGTTTTTACCGCCTAAGATTTTTATTACCCTTGCTGATACTAAGTCATTAAGCACTTTCTGCTGTCCGTAATCAATGTTCATTGTATTTTCCAACTTAGACACTCTGTCTGACACATCATCTAACATACCTAGCTGTATTCTCATCATTTCCTGTGGGGATAACTTTTTCTGATAACTGCCTGTCTTTCTGATTGACGGAAGTACCTCATCCATTACCCAACTTTCAAATTTCTCTGCACTAGGTAATTTTGATTTCATAATAAGTCGGTATAAATCACCCTCATTTATGTATGACATCTGCTGAACACCACTAGATGTAGGGGTGTCACGTTTCGTTACTCCCTTGCAATGGTCACTTATTGCCTTGCGTGGGTTTACGTAGCCAAGTGCTGTTGCTACGTCTGTAGCTACAAAATATGGTTTTCCATCAATTTCTATTGTTCTGATTTCTCCGAACTCTTCATTACTAAAAATCTGTAATTCCATAAACTTCCTTTCTAAATAATTTGTGCTATAATTCTCTTATTCTATTAGGAAAAGAGGTGTAAATATGTTTCTAAAATTCCAAATAACTTGTACTTGCCACAATAGATATACTGTTAATGAAAGTGTATCTGCCGACAAGATTATTTGTCCTAACTGTGGTCTTGAATATCCTTACTCTGACAAAGCATTATCTATACTCAAGACTGCTAAAGAAATACCTGACAATACATCTTTTGAAGAATGTTGTATTAAGGCTATTTCTGAATTTGAAGATATGAAGAATTGTCAAGAATAATCTTCATATAATCTAAAAACCCTTTGGCTTCTAAAACGGATAAGTTATGTTGGGCAATTAATGCTTTCGTGTCAGCAATTAATTTGCTTATATCTTGTCCGTTGCAGTGAAGCCTTTCATAGAAGCAACTTCCCTCTATCGTTTTTGTCATTTCATTTTGGATAGCTTTTCTTGTGACTTCTGCCATTCTTACTCCTTTCTTTCTGTCTTTTCACTCTCTCTTACCATCGCCATTCCCTCGGCGACACCAAGAATGTAATTTTTCTTGCTATCATCAAGTTTTGGCAGTGTGTCGGAAAGCTTCTTAATAATTTCCTTTTCCTTTTCACTCATGCAATCACTTCCTTTCTGTTGACCTTGTAAACACAGTATAGTCCCCAAGAAACATTTTGTCAATACTTTTTTGTTGACTTGGGGACTATTTTAGTGTATAGTAAACATTGAAAGGAGGATTAAAGATGAACGAACGGATAAAAGCATTAAGAAAATTCTTAAACATGACGCAAGAAGAATTTTCTAAGCAAATTGGTTTATCAAGAAATTTTATTGCTCAAGTTGAAATTGGAACAAAAGTTCCATCCGACAGAACTATTACTGATATTTGTAGAGAATACAATGTCAATGAAGATTGGCTGCGGACCGGCAATGGTGAGATGTTCAAATCAAGAACAAGAGAACAAGAGATTGGTGCTTTTGTTAATGAAGTTATGGAATTAAACGATGACAGCTTTGAAAAGAAGCTTGTTAGTGCGTTGGCAAGGCTTGAACCTAAAGATTGGGAATGTTTGGAAAGCATCGCAAAGAAATTGCTAGACGACAAGTAGAAAAAGAGAGGGTTATTCCCTCTCTTTTGTCATGTTATGGATGAATCTGAATATTTGTTCTAATATCCAATTATCCTCTATTTTGTTTATTTTTTCTGTTATTATCCGCTTGTAATCCTCATTACTCATAACTTTGCCCCTTTGAACCCACACATTTATTTAGTAGCGATAGCATGATTATAGAACATATGTTTGATATTGTCAAGTATGTAGTGGCACTGCCAACGCCAATTAAACAGCACCACTACGCCAGAACTTGAAGTGTCTTCTTTTGAAGACATGTTTATTATACATGCTGAATATTAAAATTTCTAATATATAACATCGTAAAATTGCGACAGTGTTCGACATTTTGAAAATGGTATGTTATAATGCAAACAAAAAACGGAGGGTTATTTTATGGAAGAAAAGCAAAAGATAAGCAAAACAAGCATAATTGCCGCAATAGTTTTCTTTGCAATAATTATCGTTGCTGTATTACTGTGTTATTTTAGAGTGTTTAACGATTATCGTTACTCTGAAAGTGACAGGAAAATGATAGACAGTGCGATTAAAATTATTGATGATTTTGAAAATGGAACTTTAAGTGCAAAAGAAGCAAGCACTAAAATGGAGAATTTAACAAATTTGGCAGAAAAACAAGCCGATGATAAAACACTTTCTGCAGCTTTTTCAAGCGTTGAAATATCACTTTCACTTTCAGATAATAAGATAGTATCGCAAGATTCTAAATCTGAATGGCTTAAAAACATAAAAGAACGCCGAGAATCATTTGAGAAAATGTTAAAAGAAAAGAAATAATTTTTTAATTTATACAGGTCTTACATTAAAGCAAGACCTGTATTTTTGTTTTTTAAATAAGTTCGCAATCAGTTACATTGACTGCGGCAAACAGTTCTTCGTCATGTACAAGCACAACCCTGTCTCCACTTCTTTCTGATACTGTGTATTCATCAAACCAAGCCTTAATAGGTGTGCCGTCATAATCGGTATTGCCGACAAATCTCACTGTGCTACCCTCTTCAATATCTCCGCTAAATGGAATATCTGTAGGCGTATCATCAGAACTTGCCCCGCCGACAAATTCAAGATTAGCAATATTGACAGCGGCTGTAATTGTTGTGCCGATACCTATAACAATCCTGTCTCCGTCCTCTTCAATTACATCATATTCATCGTAATATGTCGCAAATCTCACGCCGTCATAATCAATGTTATCAAGAACTTTGACTTTCTTGCCGTCACCGCGGTTTACTGTATCTGTGTTAATATCATTGTCATTGTCATAAATACACTTGATAAGGCTGATGTTATCTTCGTCAATAGCAGCAGTAGTTACGCCATCAACACCGATAACAACTCTTCTGCCACTAGCCGATAAGACACTGTACTCATCATAGTAAGTGCTGAATGGCTCGCCGTTATCATATTGGATAGCGTTAATAACCTTAACTGTATCGCCTTTATGATACTTAGTGTCTGGTACCGGCTCATAGTCTGGCGCTGTGATTTCTTCAACGACATGGTCTGTGCAATAATCAGTGTAGCAATAGTTCTGGTCTACTGTCTGTCCGCCAATCTGTGTGTCTCTAAGATAATTAACACTTCCACCGAACTGCCACATATCATAATCAACGGCAATTCTAGGTCCTGCATCTGAATACTTTGCTACCCAAACGGCATAACCAGCTTCTTTTACTCTCGAAATATCTACATAATTGTTAATGCAGTTCTCATATGAGTATAAGCCGACATTCTTATATCCTGCATTTCTCATTTCATCAAGAAACGCCATAATAATGTCTGTAAGGTCGTTGCCAGTAACCATGCCTGCTTCAACATCATAGAATACTGGATAGCAGAATGATTTACCTGCTAAAAGCTGTGCAAAATATCTGGCTTCATTTACAGCTTCATCAGCACTTAATGCGTTACCAAAGAAATAGGCTCCCTTGTGGATTCCTGCACTTTCCAACTTGTTATAGCTATTCTCAAACTCTCTATCTTCGTATAAGCCATCATCAGCACCGCCTGCTTTGATAATGGCAAAGTCTACACTTTCATTATCCTTTGCACCTTTAAAATCAAAGTCTCCCTGCCATCTTGATGTGTCAATTCCGAATTTAATCATTTTCATACCTCACTTTCATTGTAACATTAATTTGTCAACTTCTGCCTTGAATTCTTCATAATCGGCTTCGCATGTACTTTTATTTGCAACATACAATTCTTTATCATTTATCGTTTGGCTTATAGATGTCGCACCGCTCTCTGTAATATTTGCAGATAAATACATAACCGCAACTTTACTTCCGTTTTCTTCAATCATACTTGTTCCCTGTACTGAAATGCTTTTTGAAATGCTTTTTGTAATACTTAACATATTTTTTACCTCCATATATAATCTGTTTTTGCTTAGTTTTCTAATGCTTTAAGCCTGTTGTTCAGGCTTTGCACTGTCGCTATTAAGTCAGCAATAAGTTCGTCATATCTCAAGCCATATCGAGCAGTTAAAAGTTGTGTTTGCTCGCCTGTCTTGCTGTTGACTTCGGTTTCAATATAGTTTTCGTTGTCAACTTTTTTATCTATAAACAATCCCCAATCACTATCTCCCATTGACTTTTTAACTTCCTGTGCGATTAAGCCATGATGTAATCTATTAGACGTTCCGTTTTTGAAGCGAAACTCTGACGGAATTAAACTATAGATAAAATGTGCTGAATCTTCAATATTAAGAGTCTGAATGTCTTTTTTTACATTTTTGTCTGAAGCAGATATTACATTTCCATGTATATTGCCTTCAACGTAAAGCTCGTATTTCAACCTCTGCGTGCCATAAACACTAAGTTCGCAATTTCCATATATTGTATTTTCTTGGTTTGTTATTGCAAAATTTGTAAGTCCAGCATTATTAACATAAAAACATGCACCCTTTTGCCCGTACCCTTTAACATTTCCATAAAATTCAATCCCTAGCTCATCATCTCCATTGACGGTTATTGCACTATCATAAGATGTTACAGACACACCTCTTCTTCTTCCAATTTGAACGCGGTCGCCGTCATCGCAAAGAATTGCAATTGCGCCTCTTGCGTCAGATGAATCTTTGCCAATAACTCCGGCTAAAATTGTGCCAATAAAATTATCCTTTTTAGTCCAGTCATAAAAATCTATGTTCGCTTCATGTATCTCAATTCCTTTACCGCCAATGCTGTGATTTTTTGTAGATAAATATCCGTCTGGAATATAAGTATATCCATCAGCACGAACATAAAAATCATCTACATATGTCGCCGCCGCTGTCGTGTCTATATGATTAATATTTATAACTTTTGTTGCCGTTGTCGCTGGCTTATTAATTGCAATGCCGTAAAATCCGGCTGAACCACTTAATTTTGTTGAAGAAATATTCCAACCGCCTATAGTTCCACCTATGAAATTTACAGTTCCATCCGCCGAGATTTTAGCATTTGTGCTGTCTAAAATAAATCTGTTTGATTTAAGTGTGATAACATCTGCACTTGCATTAATTTCGCTTATCAGCTTGTCTTTGTCTATTTTTACCTCTAAGCTAGCCTTTGTGGCATAATTAGAGCTTACAGTTGTTAAAATTGAACTGGCAGATTGAGTTATAGCAGAGTTCATGGCAGTTACCGTTGCATAATCTGACAAACTTGTTTTAGTTGCGTATGTATTACTCACGCTTGTTTTAAATCCATTCAAATCAGCTGTTAAAGTCGTCACATTCGTCTGTAAAGCTGTGACGGCACTTCCGTCTGCTTTTTCGCTTATCTTTGTTGTATTACTGTTTACTGTTGCAGTAAGGCTTGTAAGCGACTGATTTAAAGTCGTGTACTGATTGCTCACTGTCGTGACTTTTGTATCTACTGCGGAAATTGAACTATCTGTGTCCTCGGGAGCTGGTGTCCAAGGAGTTGCAAATTCTCCTTCTTCAAATTTGTAATCCGCAATGTATAACTCCGTTCCTGCTGTCACATTTGACACAAAAAATTCCGTCAACTTACTGAATACATAATTTACAATAACTGTAGTTTTTATCTCAAATTTCTGCCATTCTGTTGAAACATTCACTGTGCTTTTATTAAATCCCGGACTGCTGTTTCCCCACGTTACAGATATTGCTTTATTTGCCTTTAACAAACAAGATTGTGTATATACCTTTTTTTGTAAATTCTTTTTGCTTTTTAAGCTTGCTGGAATATCTATGTAAGCTCCCTGTGAGCCAGCTTCTACATATGTTATCTTTCGAGCCTTTCCGGAAAGTGTGGCATTATCTTCTACAATTTCATCTTTGTGAACCGTTGTTGTTGTCTGGTACCACCCTAAGTACAAATCTCCTCTTGTATAACCTGTATTTTGAAAAAGATTTCTCCCGCCGATTTGGAGATTATTCACAGTTGTATTTATGTCCTGTTGCCAAACCTTGCTTGAAATTTGTCCTTGCACAGCAGTGAGTTGTGTTCCCTGCGTTGTCACTGCATTCTGCAAATTCGTAACATTCGTAGTCATGTTTTTAAACGCAACATCAAGTGTCTGTTTGTTCGCATCAACATAAATCTTACTGCTTTTCAACGTATGGCTTCCGTCTTCGTTAATAACCGTAAAGAGACTTTCTATATCCAACTTACTTGCCGCGATATTTGCATCTTCTTTTATCATGTCATTACGAATAATCTCACGTTTTACGCCGTTTTCAGTTAAACCCAAAGCGTCAAACATCAGATTGCCGGATTTATCCCAGACATACATGTTATAGTCGGAATTGGCGTCTTTACCGATTTGAACCCTTGTAACTTTGTTATCATCTTTTATTTGTATAGTATTATCTAATATATCAAGATTTCCGCTCTCACTTAAAATTTCTACCAAGTTAGTATAAATCTTACCGCTTGTGATTTTATCTGCGGCTATACTTTCTATCATTGCAGACTTTATCTGTGCATCACCGATATTTGCTACAATGCTGTTGCTAAATTCTGTTGTAAGACTTCCGCCGGATGCAGAGCCGAACATAAGTGTATTGATATTTGCGACTTGAGCTTTTAAATCATCAACATTAAGATTTCGGATTTGCCCCTCAACGACTTCCATTCGTTCTATAGAAGCGTATAAAAGATTTGCCTTGTCAACTGTAAGATTATTTACCTTTAAGTAATCCACATCACCTTTTACGGCTGTGAGATTGGTTATTGTTGCATAAGTAATCTTGGCTGTATCTACATCTAACTTATTGATTAACGCCTTATTAACAACTAATAAATTTGCGTAGTAACGCTCCATCTGTTTAGTAATAGGACCAGAAGCAACACTTGTGTTCTCTGTGTCAGATTGACCTATAGATGTAACAGTATCCATAAGTCCGCCGTCACATTCGTGCGTAATCTGCATTATAGGCACTTTGTAATCAATACCGCCTTTGTTGACAGTTATAATATCGCCAACTTCCAACCGGTAGTCACCGACAAACTTAACTGTAAGCGGTCTGAATGTGAAACCGCCTATCTTTTTATAGACTTCATTAAGAATTTCTTGTGTCATAAATGGGTTGGCAAAACTAAGCCCTGTCGCTCCGTCACCAGAAGTAATCTCGCTTTGCTCCGTGGAACCACTCTTGGTATTATTACATGTCAGTTTCTGTATGATAAAATCTTTACTCGTTGTGAATGTAACACCCTGCTGATAATACTTATGTCCGTCAAGTACATAACCGCTATCCTTATACCACCTTAATTCAAGGTTTCCGTCAGAATTAATTGCCGCGTTACAGCTTTGTAGCATAGCCATATAACCGATAATTTCTCTATAGGTATATCCTTGCGGCTTGTCATTGATAGTATGTGTTGTGGCTATATTTGTTGCTAAAGATATATCTAACTTGCCGCATATCTCATTAAGAATAGCTTTGTCAGTGCTAGGGAATGCCATATCCGAGAAATAAGGCATATCAGCCTTGTACATTCTGTCGTATGCTTCGTAGCTTGTATATTCTCCGTCACTTGTCTGCTTAGTAACTGTAAATATTCCTAACTGAATATATTGTATTTCTTCATTTACCTTAACGCCCTCAAATACAGTAATTTCCTTGTTTTCGAGGCTTATTGCTGGCATATAAATAGAAAAGGTAACACCGCTACTGCAAGTGTTACCTATCGTAATTTCGTTATTGGGATTTATCATGTTTTGGAACTTGAAATTGTTAAGTGTTTCAGTATGTTCTTTTCCGTCAACAACATACTTAGAATAGTACCTTGCACTATTTCCCTTAACAATCTCTGTCATAGCTGTGCTTAAATTTTTCATTTTACACCGCCCTTTTTGTTTAAATTAATGTTCAATCATAAATTCAATGCTGTATAACTCCGCCGGGCTTATATTTTCGCAATTATCAAAAGAATTTACAGGAAGCATTGTCATGTCAGGCACTTCAATTTCTTGTTCATTAATTTCTTTAAATTCTGTTGCTAATTTTTCGAGATTTTTGTCTGAAATTTTGTAGCGGTTATCTTCGATAATCGGTTCACCTTTATCATTTTTGTCGGCATATTTCTTTTTTAAATCGTCAAAAGCCTGTAATGCCGTTTTATACGGCTCTTCCAGCATTTTAATATTGCACATAACAGCCATAGCAATTCTACCGCTTGTTTTATTTTGTGATAACTTATCCAAATTCTGAAATCTCTGTATTAATTCGCTTGTTTTGAGTTTCATGTGTAACCTCTTTCTATTTCTGTATTAGACTTAATTTTGCTCCGACTATTAATCCGTCCTCGTTCTTTGCTCTTGTAAGATACGGATATGTCACATCTCCTGTGTATATTGTCATTTCCTTTTGCTGACCGCCTAAAAATAGGACTTGTGCTGTTGGGAATGGGTTATTTTCATCACTTACCACATTGTCAAGCAACAACGCCTGTCCTCCTGTTAATGGTGGTAATTGAAGCTCTACTTTATCTTTAATAGCTACGATTGTGCCAACCATTTCTCCATAATCATTTCTTCCTGTATTCTTAGACCATATCTTATTCCTACTGTATGTGTAGCCGTTGTATGCTACCGGGAATTTAACCCCCTCAATTACAACCGCGTCAATCAATCATACCACCCCTTTCAAGGCATCAAAAAAGGAATGCACAATTTCTGATACATTCCTTAGTGTAGTTACAAATTTCTTGCAACTATTATATTTATTTCTGTTTGAGCCATTCTAATATTCTCAAGAAAATCTATGCAACTTCATTGAATAATTGCAGTATAAATTCTCTTCCAAGCTGTGTTATTCTCCTGTGATAAATAACCTTACCATTGTCAAGGATTTCTTGCTTAATCTCTTCATATCCCATACTGCTGTATGGTGAATAAAGAACCCAAGTTCCATTGACACTGTATTGAATTTTTTTATCAGCAGGTAACTTGTTAAGTTGAATGGCAGATTTCAGATTCAGTTCCTTAGCAATCTCCGTCATTGTATATGTTTTATTGACGTGTGTTAAGATAGTGTTCTTTCTTTCTGCTTCAACTCTTGCTTGCCTTTCTTTTTTTAACTTTGTTAATAATTCTATTCCAAAGTCTGGATTATTCAGTATTTCATCAATAACATTATCGGTAGCATATATTCCATTCTTGCGAATTGACGGAATAATCTCATCAGCTACTAATGCTTGAAATTTCTCTGCTGTTTCATTTTTGGCTTTCATTGCTAGGCGGTAGAAGATGTTTTCTGGGATAAAATCGTCTTTTGCAACTTCCTGCAAAAAGCCAATATCATTAAGATATTGTTTTACAACGTTCCAGCGAATATTTACATATTCCTTACCATTAATCACTTGAGTTGTGGTAAACCCAAGTCCTCTAGCAATATTTTCCAATCTTAAGTAAGCAACGCCATTCTGCTCATAGCAGTCTACGCCGCAAATATTCTTAGTGTTCATCGGTGCCTTAATCTCATTGTGAGTGTCATCTTTTGTAGTTGGATTATTATTATAACTCATTATTTTACCTCCTACAAATTTATCATTTGCTCAAAACAGAACTTATTGCGTAGTGGGAGTATATGCCCACAATGCCTCACGCAATAATATTATGCCACTTCCTTTGTAGACTTGTCCTGTCCCTTTAAATCAAAATTATTAACATTGTCCTGAATAGTTTCTAACTGCTGTAAAACTCCTATGAGAACATATCCTATTCTTTCGTTTTCCATATTTGCTAAAACTTCTGTTACTGTTGCGTGTGCAATTTCTGACGCTATGTCAATATTTGTTACGATTTCTACATTACTCATTTGTTTTTCCTCCGAAAATAATCTTGAATTTTCCAAAGGAACGTAGTAATATAACTATATTCCTTTGGAATTTTTTGATTGAGTAGTCAATTACCGCCAAGTAATCGTTGACTACTCTTTTTTGTTGTCTTTAAGTTCTTTTTCCACTAACCCTATACCTTTCATAATGGTATCAGTTCTTGTTAATTCCAATTCATCAGCACATTTTTGAATACGATTAGCTTCGTCTTTTGTTATTCTGATATTAAGATTAACATTTCTAGGGTTTTCCTTATGTGGTCTTCCTGCTGGACTAATAATAATCACTCCTTTCAATAAAAAAATGGAACGTACCGAAAGATACGCTCCATTAATAGATCTAATATTATATAAAAATCAACCCACATTTATTGCATACAAATCTATGTTGATAATATGTCCCACCCTGTCGAACAACTTTTTCTTTTTTATTTACTAACGTAAAAGGTCTAAATGGATTTAGGTTAGCTGTATACCTTGTTTTAACTCTACCGGGTATATTTATTGGAATTTGAGTATGTGAACACTCCCAACTTCCACACCTCGGACAATATACTTCTTGTAATGTATTGCCAACAGTTCTATAAATACCTTTAAAATTAGGATTTAATTGTGGTTGTCTTTGCTGAATCTGCTTCGACTGTTGATTATACATTCCAATACTTAGTAATTTTTGTAAAAGCGACATAACAAAATACCTCCTTATCTTTTGTGCCTTTAATATATCTTTTTATAATGTTTTTGTCAATTAATATGGAAAAGCCGCTTGACCTGTCATATTTGTATAGCTGTTAGCTTTATCTTGTACCATTGTAAATAATTTATCTGCGTCGCCTTGCAATGTTATATTTACATTGTTGTTAGCTTCTGACATAGCTGCTACAACCGCATTGTAAACCGCTGGATAAACTGCGTTAGCAATGCCTGTTGTAATTTCTTGCTGATTGGCTACTGCTGTTCTTCCGTCCATAGTACCAACCATTTCGGGTGCAACTTCATTGGCAACGAACAACTGTCCTTTGTTTGGAAAGCCGCCGTTTGCGTACCAATCAACACTTATCTTAGGCACTTGAGGTGGCATAAGACTGAATTCACCATCAATGTCAAAATGTGGCATTTTCATATGTGGGAAGCTAAGTCCTAAGTTATCCCACCAATCTTTGAAATTATACCACATATTTCTCACTTTATCGGCAAAATCTTCAATTGCCACTGAAATAGCGTGAAGTGAAGGCTTGCTATCCCACCAATTAACTACATTATTCCACTTATCTTGTATGCCTACTCTTATTCCATCTGCCATATCACGCCATCTATCTGCCGTAAAGTAAGGTGCTACGTGATTATTCCACCAATCGTAAATTCCGGTTGTACTCCACCAAGAAGAAAAATCAGACCATTTATCTTGCAAACTTGACTTGAAGTTATCACCTAATTCATTCCATTTTTCCTTTGTGAACCATGGTGCAACATCATTGTTCCACCAATTTACAATAGCTGTATTTCTCCACCATTCGCCAATTTCACCCCATTTTTCTTGTGCCGCTGTTTTTATATTATCTACAGCATTCTTTGCTTCTTGAACATATTTGCTGTCGTCAATGTGTGCTAAAAATTCTGTATTAAATTTTACTGATAATATTCCAAATGGTGAAAGAAACGATTTTATAATTCCCGATATTCCATATTTTTCATAAATCTCCTGCAAAGCTCCCCACAAAAATTTTATAGTTGCTTTACTTAAATCAATTCTTAAATCAATTGCTTTAATTGCTATTTCTCCAAGATTTATTCCATTAATAAAATCAACTATATTTTCGCCGAGTTTTTCCCAATCTACAGAGTTAACAAAGCCATCTGCAAAATCTAGTGTTTTGCAAATAGCCGTTGTGATTGCTTCTCCTGTTTTTTTCCAAGGAAAAGCATTTATCCCTTTGTTTATTTGTTTGCCTGCGTAAGTACCTATTCCGTACCAGTCACCCTTTTTTATGGCTTTTTCTATTCTATCAGCCCAAGCAACTGCCGAATTTTCCATATTGGCAAATGCTTTATTCCACGCCGCTTCATATTCTGCCGCCGCCTTAGCAATATCATCTGTCAAATCAATAGTGCTACCGCCACCACCGCTTGAGCCCTTGCTTGAGCTTGTATCGTCCTGTAATTTATTTATTTCATCAAATCCCATAAGGGATAATGTAGCTTTCTTAGCTGAATCAGCTACATCTTGGTAGCCGTTTGAAATATCTTCTAAGCCATCTGATGTGTCTTTATAGCCACTTTGTCCGAAGCTTTCAAAGTCAATCTTAACGCCCATTAAAGAAGCAAGATTGACTAATAATCTTTTGATTACAATAGTTACTCCGTTTGCTACTGGCATAACCTTTGAAAGAATTGGGATAAATAGCTGTCCTGCTACCATTCCTACCTCTTTCATATTGTTACTGAACTGGCGTAACATATTACTTGGGGAGTTGATTGTCAAATTTGTTATCGTATAGGCTCTTTATCCTATACTTCTTATAGTTTCCTATAAGTTCAGAGTACATTATCACCCACGTTTTACGTTTGGTTTGGTGGTAGCCACTTCCACCTCATACTGCCCTATATGCAGTAGTGTCGGACACTCTTGGGAATATTATATTTATTCAATTCCTACTCGTTACGATGCTCAATAGCCTGTTCGTAATCTATTGAGTTATCTCGGTATTAGCATAATTTTCAGCTTTAATCCAATAAAATCCTCTGCATTTATTTCCTGTCTTGATAGCCTTGTGAATCTGTTTATGCACTTTGTCAGGTTCATTCATATATCTAGCTGCTTCTGTGCAATTATTAAAGTGGTTCACGATTTTTCTATCATTATCAAGTTGGTAAATGCCCTTCCCCTCTCTTATACCATTATACTTATAATCTTTGTTTGGATTGTATTCATTAGCATATATCCATACATAATTGTTTGCCGTTCCATATTTACCACTTAGGCAAAAAGATATGCTTGTTCTTGATGTTGATGTTTCTTGACTTGCTTGTGTTAACGAATCAAAAATATTAAGAACAAACCCTTCTTTGTCAAGTTGCATTACAGCACGCTTCCTTGTACTTGCTTTCTTTGAGTAAGAAGCAATCTTTTTAGGAATGTTTTTACTAACTTTATAACGCCACATATATTCACCTGAACGGTTTACTATGCCTTTTGCACAATTGGATATATCATGTCTTTGTAAACCTGTTACAACGCTTGCGTGTGATGAGCTTATATACTCGTCAATGTAATTCCCATTAAGGTCATATTGAAGAACAGGCTTTGAATTTCAAGATATTCCACCCTCGCCACCAAGTGTAATATTGTATCCGTTTGAGTTTGAGAATGATATACAAGAATTGCACTTCTTAATCCATTGTATTTCTTTTTCTCTGATTTTAGAATCACTATCTGCTTTATCAACTATTTCCCATTCAAAGTTATCAATACCATACTTCTTTAATGCATTGTGAAAAGGTAAGCCATTGTTTATATCGTCAATGTGCTGTTTCTTTCTTTTTTCAAGATTATAAGTTTTTCCAATGTATATTTTACCATTGATTTTATTAGTTGCTTTGTATATAATATAAGTTTTATTCATGCTTATATTATACCATAAATTGCTCGTTTTGAAAACTTTAGCCTTTACCGATTTTGCCCGATTGCCATAAGATATTTCTATTCTTATGCAACACTTGGAAGATAAGCTATATTATTAACTTTCTTCCGTCTATTGGCTAAATCGCCCCAAGATACTTTACTTTGGTCTAATATTGCTAACACTCTTAACTGCTGTTTTTCCATCTGTGTCATTTCAGACACCGACTTAGAAATGCCTAAGTTATAAGCATACGTCGCTAATGTGGCATTGGTAATATCAATACCATATTTATACAATGCCCTTGACTGCCCGATTAAGCCGCTTTGTAAGTTCTGTGCTACTGTTGAATAGTCCACATTGAAAAGTGAGCTTATATCGCCTGCAAGCATTGTCATTGACTTTGTTATTGCTGTTGTTGCTTCACCTGTCTGCCCTAATGAGTTAGTGACAGAAGCTAACTGTGAAGCGTACTGCGTTATCTCTTGTATGTTAAGCCCTAAGTTTTTAGCTCCGCTTTCTTCAAGCAAACCGCCTTGAACATTAACTTTTAAACCAGATAGCTTTCCAAGAGTATCATTTACTCTACTTTGAAAACTTTCCGCGTATGCTGTTGCGTTATCATAGCCGTACTTTTCATAATCCTTATCCCATTCTGAACCAATTTTACCAAACGCAACCGCTTGATAGTTGAACGCTTCAATGTAATCTGTTGTTGACTTGATTGCTTCTATAAGTTTCTTACTGCCACGAATTACCATAAAATAAGTAGCATAAAACCTGCCTATTGCACTTGCAAGACTGCCAAAGCCTTTTTTAGTTTTAGATGTACTTGAATAGGTGTTATTGAAAGACCTTATCAAACCATTGCTTGCGGTTCCAGCTTTGCTACCTTGACTAGCAAGATTAGCCAATGCGTTAGTCATTTGAATAACATTCTGGCTTACTGTTGGTGCTCTTGATAGCGTTGTCATTAAGCCATTTAAAGCATTGCCTAGCTTCGGAATGTTTACGATGGCGTTTTCTATACTCTTACTGCCTAGCTTACCGAGCGACTTTGCAAATTCTGTGACTTGTGTTGCATTTTGCGGAATAGCTGATATGCTTGCAACTGCCTTTGTGACAGCTTGAAGTGATGTAGCTGTGTTAGTTAGTGCAACTGAATCAACAGAACCTATCTTTGTAATGTTCTTAGCAAGCCTTGTAAAATCTGCTGTTCCTGCGTTCATATTCTGCATAGCAGAACCTAACTGACTAACACCACTCGCAAGACTGCTTAGTGATGAACCGTTCACAGTCGCAAGTGATGTTGACAGCCTTGTAAGATGTTCTATTAGTGTATCAACAGAATCAATAGCTTTCTTGGCAGTGCCGGTAATTTTGACTTCTAATGAATCTAATTCCACGCTTTAACCCCCTTTATAGGATTGTTGGCGGTAGTCCTCTCTTTTCAGCTCGTGCCGCCCATTTCTGTTCATTGAGTAACATTCGCTGTAACTCTTTATCGTAGGTATCTTCTTCGCTTTCTTCCGTTTTTTCTGATAAAATAGCCTGCTTCGGATATTCAATGTGTGTATCTTTACTAAATGCCGCACCAATGCCACAAGAAATAGCCGGTATTGCATAGACAAAAAACCAGTTATACATTTCTGCATCTCGATTTTGTCTATCAATCTTTTTACCTTTTGCGTATAGTAATAATTTTGTAGGTGTCATTTTTAGAAAGTCTGAATAACTAACGCCTAGTGAACTGGCTAAGACAAAGTATTCTTCCCAGATTATTTTGTGGAAGTCTGCTTTTTCTTGTGGTCTTGCGGAACTACTGTCGGCTTCTTCTGCTCTTTTGTTGCTTCTTCCACATTGTCCGCCAATTCCTCTAACATCGCTGTTATTCCGCTCAACTCGAAAAAACCATCATCTTCCATCGCTTTCTTGATTTCTTCAAACAATGTTCTATATCCATAGCTCTTATCTGTCTTTCTCTTTTCTGTAATATATGCCCTAGTGAGTTCCTTTGCTTCATTCATTGTTACAGGGTTATTGTCAATACAGCCTGCATAAATGGCTAAAATGCAAATCTCTGGCACATCTGCTGTCATATTTGCCAAGCCGTCAAAAGAAGCCTGTGCAACACTTTTATCTGTCTGTGCAAGTAGGTAAGAACCATTCACGACAGAAAACATTTTCTGCACTATTTCCTTGCACTCCGCCGCACCGAAAGAAAACTCAATCTTATATTCATTTCCGTTTACATTAATATTCATCATAATTTTTACCCTTTCCCACCCTATCGTCCATATAGGGAAAGGTGCGGATTTTACACCGCACCTACCTTTTAAAATAATTATTCTGTTACATCATCAAGATATGATGTGTAGTCGGCTGTTTTGGCGTTTGTGCCACCAATCGACACAGCCTTTGATTTAGTCGATTGGCTTATCATTCCCCCACCTTTGTTACTGTGAATGTGCCACCAGCACCTTCGACAACTTGAAGCTTGTCTGTGCATTCAATAGGTGAAGTGTTAGGAACTGCTGTTACTGTCATTTCAAGTACTGAATCAGTACCAGAAACATCATTAGGTGTTGCTGTTACCTGTCCGACAAATGCGTACTTAGCAACCGCACCTAATCCGTCAGAGCCATATAACTGAATAATATCTAACCGCTTGCCCTCTGCCTTGATTAAGTCTTGTAAATAAGCCTTTTCAAGATTTCCTGTGTAAGTCTTAGCGTCAGATGTTTTGATACCCATTAAGAATGTCTGTGAATCATCTTCAAATGTTGTACTTTCAACTGTGTTAGGTGCTGATACTGGTGCTGAAATTGACTTAGCCGCAACCATTAACTTATATGAGCCTGCAAAACCATCTTCGCTATGCTCCTTGTAGATAACCCTAGCTTTATAACTTGTACTTGCCATTGCCTTGTCTACCTCCTAAAAATTTGCAAAAAAATAAGAGCATTCCTGCTCTTTGTTACAATAATCTGTCATTTGCCGCTATCATTCTTCTGAATCTAGCGGTACTCTTATGTACTTTATTACTGATTGAGAACTCTGGCATTGCATTGCCTTGAAATCTCATTGTCTTAAATGCGTCTGTAATTACTGCCATAACCTTTCGGCAGTCAGACTTGCTTGTGTTAGTTGTAACATCTACTTGAAATGTCGCTAACAATGCGTTAATTGTCTGTCCGTCAAGCGTTTGTCCTTGTTCAACTGCCGGTAGTAAATGAATGTATACTGTTGGGAATACTGCTTGACCGCTGTTTTCCCCCTCATTTGTTATGACTATCTTTGGATATGTCTTTTTAAGCTGTGTTAGGGCTTTAGCCTTGACAAGTGCTGTGACTGTGTTCTCAAGGTCTGTCGCCCAATCGTTTGCATTTGCCATTAACTAAACACCTCTCTTGCTATCTGCTTATACTGATTAATAATCTCTATTGTGGCGTTGTACATAGGCATTGTAGCTTTAACGCCGTGTGTGTAGTGCCATTGATTATCATTACCTAAGTAGTACCAGCCATCTTCAAATGCGTGTATCTGCCCTGGGTATGTTCCTACACCCAAGCCAAAATCATTAGCCTTTGGGTTCTCGTTGCCGCTGTTGTAATAAATACCAGCACCAAATTCAATCGCTAATAGTGTGTAAAATGGCTCTCTATCTTCTACTTCAACAGTTTTACCGGTAGCAATTAAAATAGCTTGGTAGCCATCTTGAATAGGCTTTCTGTCAATTCTCAATGTTACTGTCCTACCTAATGGACTTTCATTAACACTCATAATTGCCGCTTTGTCGCCTAATTCTGCTAGCCGTTCAACAAGCAATTCGCATTTATACTGTATGCTCTGCTTATACTGTTGTAGCTGTCTGATAGCTTCATTTACAGACTTTTCTGACAGGGATATATTAATTGTATGTCTTGCCATAATGCACCTACTTTACAACTGCTTTAAGCATATACTTAGTTGAATACAATGCCGGCTTAATGCCTACAATCGTGAAATCTGCTGATGTTTCATCAACAAGACTGTCAGATGTATATGTAGGCTTGCTATTAAGCCATATAAGGTCGCCTTTTTGAATAGGCAACATATTCCTATCTGTCAGCAAAATAGCGTCAAAATCAGCGGTATCAAAGCCGTATTCCTTGCTCTGTGCTTCTCCACCGCTGAATGATATGTTTGCTTTGAAATCGACTGGCTCTGAAAATCCCGTTTTCTCTTCAAGAACTTTGGGTATCTTATTTCCCTCATCATCAAGATAAGCAATGAAGTTGCCCTCTGTGTCGGTATATCCCTCATAAAGGATATTGCCATCATCATCTCTTTCATAGATAGTTACTGTCTGCCCTTGAAGTGAATACTTCATAGCTTGCTTATTAATGTCAAGCATTGTTCTTTACCTGCTTATAAATCTGATTAACACCTGTGCTTGATAATCCGGACACAATTCCTACTGCTATTGCATTAAGAATGTCATTTGCCGGAAAGTCCGGTATTACATACATACCTACAACGCCTAAGATACCGCCTGCAACGCCTACGATTATAGGAATGTAATTATCCTTAATGTGTGGGATTGCCTTAACTCCTAAGCCTATCAGATATGTTATTACAACGATTGCAACTACTGTTGATACTGATGTTATATCCATTTTAATCTTTACCTCCATTCTTTAAGTGAATTTTCTGTATTTCGTTATACATCTTAGTTACCATTCCATTGCCGCCCAATGCGTGATATGCGTTATACATCTCAACAAAATTGTCATAAGCATAAGATGGAATTTCGCCTATTTTCATATACTTATCGTGATATTCGATAAGCTGTACTCGTAAAAGTAACATTGTGCCTTTACTATTGGCGTCTTTGTCTTTTTTCTGTTGTTTCAGAAGCCAAACTATATAGCCAAGTAATATCGGTAATACTACGGTATAAGTTTGTAATAAAAATTCTTTCATTTTATATCTCCTGCAAAATTAATAGGCACACTACCCACCACCCTTAATGTGTGCCGCCTGCTACCATATTGCCGACATCAGTAAAATGGTAACGCACAATCTTCTTTAATATTCTGTAATGCCCTATAGGCGTTATAATACTTTGGCAAATGGAAATACCCCAACAAATAAGCTGTCTCTATCTCTCCAAGTTCTGTTGACACCATTCTCATTGTAGCTCGCCATGAATGCTTCACCTGCCTGTGAATGGTCGTAGACAGCCAGATTAACGATAACACTCTCAAACTTCTTTAAGTCCTCGGTTATCATTTCGTCTGTGTAGCTGTCAGGGTAATTTCTTCTTGCTTTTACATCTTCTGTAGCTTGTTTAATAAGCTGTTCGATTACTGGATTATCTTCTTTGTTATCGAACACTACCACATCAGATGTTGTTTCATCATCATTTGTGACTGTATCAATATGAAATTGTTTAAGTCTGATTTTAACTTGCTCCAATGCGGTGTATTCCATAATTTCAACTCCTATAATCCTAATTTCTCAATTAATAGTTCTTTAAGTTCTGCCCCTGTAAGCTCCATTGCGTTTTCAACACCTTGTTCTAAGGCAAGCGTCTGTAAGTCCGCTGTTGGCATACGCTTAATAGCTGTCTTTGTGTAATCGCTTGTAGGTTGAGCAGGGAACTTGTCCTGCTCTTCCTCATATTTAAGCTCATCTCCATAAACAGCTTCCTGTCTTACATTATCTGCTGTTACTTCTTCGCTCTGCTTTGCGGCGTTGATTTTATGTCGTCTTAATAACATATAAGCACCTCTTACTTTCCGAACTTAGCAAGAACAACCTTTGAATCATTGCTCAAGACTGCTGTATAATGTTCATCACCAGAGATAACAGTTGTCTTTGCAAGAATATCTCTGTCCGATTCAATCTCAACGCTTCTCTTCATATAGATTGTAAGTGCGTTCTCTTCCTCTGACACGCCATCTGCACCTGTGTCTTCGTTAGGGTCTTCTGCTGATACGATAACAATAGGACAAGCATAAAATTCTGTTGTGACAGCCTTTAACTTGCTACCTACCTTGATTTCCTTACCCTTTGGCTTGAGCGTATGTGCAAGTGCTGTGTCAAGATGAACATTAGTTGAATCCTCGCTTGTTGTATCAGCTACAACATTGATTGTTCCTGTTGAATCATCAAGTTCATACTTAACCAGCTTAACTTTCTTAGACTTAACAACCTGTGCTCCTGCGATAGAACCGATAGTGCCATTCATAATTACATTAAGTGGGTACTTGTCATTGCTCTTGAAATCAGCGTCATTAAGCAATGTGGCTTCCTGTGCTGGATTGATGAACAATATCTTTGTAAGTGATGAATCTGATTCATCATCAAATTTGCTATTAGCCGCTACAACTGCTGAATAGCTGATAGGCGCTGCTGTTCCATCGTAATCAATAGGTGCTGTGCAAAGTGCGTCATAGCTGTCATTATCAACTTTTGCAGCGATTGACATAGCAATCTGATTGATAGCTGTACCAAGTGGGTCGCCATAACCAGATAATACTGATTCATCTGTAAGCTCTACAGCCTTACCTGCTTTCTTAACCTTTGCTTCTGTTGTAGATGTTGTAAGTACCGTTGTACCCATAGCAACACCTTCTGCTACATCTTCTGCGTCACCAATATAAGCATACTTTGGCACAACGATTGTGCTTCCCGGTCTGCCTACAAGTGTTGTATCAACTCTTGCAATAGGCGAAAACTTAATTTTCTTTGGTAACTTAGCTGATACCATATCAGCCATTACTTGTGGGTCTACTAAATTTTCTAACTTAGTCTGTGGCATAGTTTATTTACCTCCGTTTTTTACTCTGTGAACTTTTTATAAAGTTCTGGATTCTTATTTTTGAACTCCACTCTTTCGTGGTAATTCATCTTGTTGAACTGTTCCTGTGTTATCGTGCTTTCTTCTCCACCGCCTGCATTAATAGCCGGTCTTGATTTAAGCCACTCTGCCTTAGCTTCTTTAACCTGTCTTTGCACTTCATTAGCAATTACAGTTGCTATAAGGCTATGGTCTGCATCTGTAACCGCCTCAATCAAAGAATCAATATCCTTTCCATCACCTATAACTTTCTGATAAGCATTGACAGCTTTCATATGATTAAGTTCTTTGCTCATGCTCTCGAACTTTTCAGCTTGCAATTTTTCAGCTTCCGCTTTTGCTTCCGCTTCCTGTTCTTCTGCTGTCTGCTTCGAGCGAAGTTCTTTCTTATACTTAGCTGCTTCTGAACTGGCTTTATCGGAAGCGTTCTTATACTTCTCTTTTTCAGCTCTTTCACTAGCGAGCTGTGCCATAAGTTCTTCTACGCTAGGTGTATGCTCTTCGTTCTGTGGTTCATTGTTGGTTGTTGGTTCTGTTGTTGTGTTAATTACATCTGCCATAATTTCTTTACCTCTGCTTTCTGCGTTTTTTGTTGTTCTCTCAACTTCTTGCGATATTTGTATTGCCCTTTCTCTAGGGCATATAAAAAGCCACAAGGCATTTTCTACCTTGTGGCTCAATATCAATTATTTATCTGTTCTGCTCTTATCTATAACCGGACTATTTTCTGTCTGGTCTGATAAGTCTTGCATTGTGCGGTCTTTATTAGGTGGCTGTTCTCCATCTCCACCCTCCGCTTGGTTCTGTGTGCCTTTGTTGATTATACTGTCTTGATATGCCTTAACCATCTCTCCGCTTCTCGCTACAACATCGTTAGGGTCATCAAAGAATGGAATTGCATCAACTGTATCTTTAAGGCTAAATCCGTGGCTTATCAATGTTGTCATGGCATTAACCTTAGTTGACATTTCATAAGTTTTTTGTCGCTTAATGTTAGGCTTTACATCTCTTGCCCTTAATTTAAGTAATGGATTACTGCTAGCAACATTGTTTGACAGCTTAATAGCCGCAAGAACAACTTTTATCTCTTCCATTTTGCAGCCATCTGTAATCAGTTGTTGCTTTGCCGCCGCTGTTTCTGCTTGTGACCAGCCTGTTGCGTCCGACATTGCAACTCCTGTACTTCCACCGCTATTATCATTTCGTTGTGGCACATTGCATTTCTGCAAGATTATCTGTCGCCTTGATTGGATATTATTAAGCATACCTGTGTAATCGTAATTGATTGCAAGTGGCTCAACTATTGGAGTTTTGCCATCTGCTGATGTGTAGGTCTGCATCCATTCTCCAGATTTTGGCTTTCTTACTTTTTCAGTAATGCGTTGCGTTCCATCTTTATCAACTGTTGTTTCCTGTTCAACCGGGAAATCAACATCATTTGTATGCCATACTGCCTGTGTATTCTGTTCGACATCATTCGTAAAATCTGAAATGAGTAGGTTTAAGTTATCCATTTCAGATATTTGCCGTTCAAAACATCCCATTCTATCAAATGACCTTGTATATTCAATAATAGGGATTTTATGTAATGGATTCTCTTCCCCACTTCTCTCTAAAAATCCCCATTTTGTTTTTCCTTTTTCTGGTCCGTTTGTGATTTTTATCCCATCCGTAATTTCATAACGAATATCTTTTGTAAAACAGGTGTAATATCTTGCACCGCTATGTTTGTCTTTGATATAAGTGCCTGCAAGAATAACCCTCTTGTCACTATAAGCTGTTGACCTTACAACAAATGTTGTTCTTGGGTCTAATACATCATATGTGAAATAGCTTTCCCCATCCTCATATTCTGTATTTACATCAATAAGGACATATCCAACGCCACCGATTTCAACATATCTTGCAAGCTCCTGTTGCTTTTGTCTTGCGTTCTGTGATTCGTAACAACTGTTTAATTCTGCTATAGCTTCTGTGAAATTAGAATCCTCATTGTCGCCATTTTGAACTAGCGTTATAGGATTTCCCCACTTAAAACCTAAATTAAACTCTGTGACCTCGTTAGCCACATTGTCACAGCACTCACAGTCAATGTCTGGTCTGTAAGTCTTTGGATTCTTCCTAACTATCGGCTGTATTCCTGCGTCATAATCAAGAAGAAACTGTATTCTGTTGGAATTAATATCATGTTCCAAAATTGCTTCACGCAAAATTGGTATTATATTGTCAGGCGTTATTTCTTTTGCACCTGTATAAATAGCAATTCTTCCTGTCTGCATTATCTACACCTCTAATAAAATGTCATACCGCTTGAACTTCTGCTTTGTGGTATTTCCTTAATCTGAAAATCATCATCATCGTTAGGCACATACCATATCCATTTGTGGCAATGCTTGCACGCTAATTTATGTGTTCTTGTGTCTTTGCTGTCTGCCTTAGTCAAAAACTTATGGCAGTTCGGACACATAATTGATTTATCTTTATTCATATTTCTACCTCGTTGCATAACAAAAAACACCGCTACAATTAAGTAACGGTGCTTTTTTGATAAAGGATTGTTTTATGTTTATGAAGTTTGCTTTTGCTCAATATAATAATACAAGATTTTTTCGTCACAATCGTAACAACTTTTATTTTTTTTCAATAAATCTCTGAAAAGCCATTTTTACACTGCTTTCAGAATTACCCCCGATAATGTGTGCTATTTGAATCCAAGTCTTATTCTCTAAAAATCTAAGATTGATAATTCTTCTCATCCTGCTATCATCAATGTTTGTAATAAACTGTTCAACCTCATTGGTTTTTTCCAACAAATCATCTTCAAGCAACTGCAATGTGGCTTTTCTAGCATAAAGAAGTGTTTTCTTTCTACTGTACTCTGGAAATGGTATGCCCTCAATCTTGAAATGCTGTTTGCCACCATCGCCGCCGCTAACAGAATCTATAACCATTTCTCCAGCTTCAATTTTGCTTATATCCTTTTCAAGCCGTTCTATCTTTAACCTTACTTCTTTTACTTCTTCCTGTAAGTCTGAATACTGTGATAAAACTTCCTTTGTTATCATAAAAACCCTCCTGTTATATCGGACTTGACATAATTACTGTTTGCGTTGCTTTTTTATCTATTACTATTGCAAGCTGTGTTATCGAATCACTTGCATCATCGTGTGGATTTTTACCCTCTGATGTATACATTGTAAATTCATCCATAGCATCTTGATACATCTGTGTTCTTATGTAAGTTGGTCTATCATCTATCGCAAGATACTGCCTGCTCATAAGGAAAATAAAAGTTTCTTTTACTCTGTCAGAATATCCTTTGATTTTTTCCTCTTTAGGCAGTTTTGTATTTGCGTAATATGGAATAATTCTGCAAAAATATACATTCTGCTTTTTCATTTCAGTTTTAATGCTATCTGTCATCAGCTTTCCGCCAGCATTTTGTTCAATATGCAATTCTGTTATGTAATGTTTCTTGACAGCTGCTACAACTAATGGAACTGTAACCGCCTGTGTGCCTTTTTTATATACCCAATCAATAATATATTTCTGCTTTCCGCCAAAATCAGCACATACCGGCATTGATAAATTATCAGCTCCGCCAAACGCCGGGTCGCATAATGCAATTACTTTCCGTTCTTTGTTTTCTAATTCATCGTCAAAATCTCCGTTAAAGAATCTTAATTCATTATCTGGAAACAACAATCCCTCACGAACATAAGGTTTTTGCATAAACTTAGCCATCCATTCAGCCTTGTCAAGTTTTTCTCTCATATCCCTGTAATATGCTGTTGAAAAGCCGTTTATTTCATAATTAAAGTTACTTTCATCGTTTTCATCAAGTGCCGGTATTCTTCTGAACCTGTATTGAGAGTCGTTTTCATATTGCTTTCTCATTCGTTCCAATGGGTCAAGGACATTCCATAATGTACCTACCATCAATTCTCTTGCCCCATCGTTTTTTCGGTCAACCATCTTGTTTAGATACTCTTGATAGGTATTTTCCATTCGCATAGGTGATAATGAATGTTCTCTATCTCTTACCAAATCATCCACATACAAATATCCATCTTTTGATACATCAACTGCACCAGTCCAAGTTCCATCAATACCACGGCAAGTAACTGTTGCAAATCTGTCTGGATTTCCAAGGGTTATTGTAAATTCATCAGCACTTTTATCTGTTACAAGCGGTTTATTTGCGTATTCTGGATTCCAAAAATAAAATAATTCAGAAAATGTATATTCTTCCGTAGTAAATAAGTTCATAAGTTCTTTATAAAAGCCTTTTGCAAGTATTCCAGAGTGACCGCCCATAGCTGAATGGCTATTAGGTCTGCGTAATGATACCCACGCAAGAAAGAATATACAAATTGTGGACTTTCCAACTCTTGACGGCATTGATAATCCATAAAATTTAATTATTCTGTTTTCAAGGTCTTGCAAATCATTGACAACTATTTTAAGGGTTTGTCGTCTTGGAAAATAAAACCTTTTGCTGTAATGTCTTTTCCGCTCCATATAAAACATAAAGCTCTCAAAATCATAATAGCTTTCAGTTTTAAGAGTTTTATACCATTTGTCAATTAAAGGATATTCTTCATCGTTGTCTTGAGCATATTTTTCTAAGTCCCATATTCCAACGCCGCTATGCTCCACGCAAAACCGCTCTATAATCTCTTTGCAGCGTTTTGTTAGTTGCAATCCATACGGAATATCTTTTTCGGTCTTAATTGCCACTTCTGACGCTTCTATGTATGCGTCCATAACGCTTTCATCTATTCCGTTTTTTTCTATGTAATTTTCATATCCGTTTACTGTGGAAATAAGGCTCTGACTAGCCATAAGAAAAGCACCTCCACTTTTCAGCAAAGGTGCTTATAGACCTCTGCCTATAACTGTTTTAGGGTAGCGACTACAATCAATCTGTAGCCGGTAAAATGCGTAGTCAGTAGTAAAAGCTATTCTTAGCACACCAATATTGTACGCACCTCTTGGCGTTTTGGAAATTATTTAATGACTATTTTCTTGGTCTTGTTTTAGGGTAATGGCTCCCCCTTTTGTTAGCCGATAATATATTTATTCGCATTCTGAAAGTCTGTCTTTTATAAACTGTTCCAATATACTAAAGCCTTTTGGCTTTTCAATTCCTTTTCTTGCAAGTTCTGTAACTATTGTTTCCATTTCTTCCTTTACTCCTTGATAGGCAATTTCCATTCCTGATTTTATTTCGTTCATTTGATTTCCTTTCATCGCAAACAATAGTCTGCTTCTTCTAATTTATCCGCTATTCTTGTCATTTCAATCTGTGTTCCGTTTTCATTCATTGTGCAGACAGATACATGTCTGTCACAACCACCACTTGGTATATTGCCAAGTTTTATTTCAGTTTTATCATCCTCAAACTTGTAGCATTTACGCATTTCTTCAATGCAGTTATTCATTTCTGTTATTTTCATAGTCTCACTCCTTAAAGCACTCTTTCAGCGCTTGCCTGTCTGCTTCAATATCTGCCTCAATGGCAAGTTCATCTTCTAAAGTGGAACAATCTATAGGCTTGCCATTTAAACCGCCTATTTCGTGTGATTGCGCTTCTCTAAATGCCTCACGCTCTATTGATTTAATTACTTCTGCCATGCTCATTACTCAAACGCTCCCTCAAATCCTTGCAACTATATGTTCTTTTGCAAAATCTTTTTTAGCTTCATCGTAGATAACCGAACCATTTTTATCAGTTTTCAGTCTATCAAATTCGCAAGTGACCTTTATGCCATCTTTATTACTGCATTCTGCGTGATAATCAATGACACATACTTTCTTCTGCCATTTCCCATTGGCATAAATCTTTGTGTAACCGCCAGCTCTTGTTTTAATGATTATTTTACTTCTTGTTTTCTTCATTTATGCACAACATCTTTCTTGAAACTTCGACACATTCTTTTCTTGCCTTGTCATTGGTACATTCTCTGTCGGTATTATATTGGCAAAAGGTTAGATTGCATATTTTGTTGTTAGCTTCGATAGGTTCTTGTTTATACAAGCATTCATAATAGCTTTGCCTATCATCTGCCTGTTTCTCTGATAATTCTCTTATCCGTTTCTTCAATCTCTTCTCTGTTTCATTAAAATCCGCAAGGCTTACAAACTCTTCATTTTCCTTGGCCTCTTCAAACGCCGAACAGAGTTTATTGTTTTTGTATCTGTACACAGGTATCGCATATATATCACTCATTCCTCATAAACCTCTCAAAATCTTTCCTGCACTTAGGGCATAAATCAATTTGCTTTTCCTTTGTGCGATAGTATTCGCATAACGTAATGTTTTGTATTCCATCTTCATTTACAATAGGTTCTATTCTGCCTTGTTCAATTTCTGTAAATATTTCTTTAAAAGACATTGGTCTTTTGAGATTTACTGTTCTAAAACAAGGGAAACCTCTTGTGTACCATATTTTAGGCTTTTCTATTTCCGCACCGCGCCTGTCGCAAGTGCGCCATTCTTTTTGATGTTTCATTCTTCCACCGCCTATTAAACCAACCCTAGCATACATAAAATATCAAGTCCTGATATTCTCTCCGCACCCTCTCTTGTGTGCATAAGGATTTCTTCGAGTTTTTCATTTTCTGCATTGCTGTATTTATTTCTATCATACGCTTCTGAAAAACAATAATATTTGCAATATCCATAGCCTACCCCAAGTCTGTTGCTGTGAATGCTCTTTCCAACAACATCGTAATATTTTGGCACTTTTAAAATATCGTGTTCTTCATCTAGGGTACATTCCTTATGCTCTGCTTTTAGCTTTGATTGAAGATATTTCAGAAAACTTTGTATATCCTGTTCTGATTTTGAAATATATAAAATAGTTTCGTTCATTTCTTCTACCAACTTTCTAAGCACCATACATAAACATATTTCCAAAATGGGAATCATTTAGTGCTTTTTCTAATTCGTCTTTGTACCTAAATGGACTTAAAGGGCTTTTTATTTCTTCCCTCAATATAGGCGACATATTGTCCATCAAAACGCCTTGTGTAGCACTTGCAAGATTTTGTGGTGGCAAATCCATTAAAGCGCATAGCTCCATTCTTTTATGGTCGCATTTTTCAGATTTAGGGCAACTTTTACATTTTTCTGCTAATTTACTTAAAGGTTCTGCCATTAACTACACCAACTTTCTGCCACACATAGGACAATAATTGATTTTATAATTTGATGTAAAATTTTTTTTCGCAAAGCTCGCATATATCACTTCTTCCTCCATAAATTATCCGGTAATTCTTCACCGCCATAAATCTTGTTAGCATATTTCTTAAATGTTGGTACGCTACAACCTGCTACTTTCGCTGCCTTTACCTGTGAAGCCTGTCCCGATATGTATAAGTTAATCGCTTCATAAAACTTATCTTTGTTTAGCGGGTGTACGCCTGCTGCCATAATAATCACTCCTTTATTTCAAATATTTCTGTGCAAGATTTTCTCTTATCATTCCAGACATAAAATGTTGCAAACTCTTAGTTACTTCTTTGCCATTAATCTTGTATTTTGTCTGTAAGTAATAATCTATTAACTCTTTGTAGTAATCATCAAATCCATAAGCAGAATTATCGCTCATATAATTACCAACTGGCTCAAAGTAATTAATAACTATCTTTGTCAAAGCCTGTTCTGTAATGCGTATATGGCTCATATTTAAAGTTTTATTGTATTGCTCAAGGAAATAGTCAATAATATGTTTTAACTCTTCTATTCGCCAATCTGACGGCTCGCAATCAGCAAATTCAATAGCAATGTTTTTAATCACATCAGATTTGCTTCCGCCTTTTTCTGTTGAAAAAGCATATATATCTCCTCTTGAAGAATCTTTAGATTCTGAAAGAGCATATTTATTCTCTGTAGTATAATCTCTGTCTATATTCTCTGTAGTAATCTCTGGTAATGGTCTGTCGTTTTGTCCTTCTCGACAGGTCATTTTGTCCTGTCGGTCTGTCATATTGTCTTGTCGATTTGTCATTTTGTTCTCATCGGAATTAAATTTATCCACAAGTTCTTGTAAGTTTTCAGTCTCTATTGTGTACCACTTTGTTTTATCAATACCCAATTTGTTATAATTAGCAGATACAACAACTCCTTTATTTTCAAGCCTTGTAAATGTTCTCTGTATCGTTTTTTCGCTCCAATACGGAAAATCTTTAGCTTTCCAATCGCTGTATGAGTTATATACCCAATATCTGTCGTCAATAAAATTTTTACCGGCTTTTTTGTTAATTCCTAGCCAATAATTTAATTGATTTAACACTATTGCTTCGTTTAAATCTCCTAAAACAAGTGCTAAATCAGTATTTATGATAAGTGTCTTTGATTTATCTATAAAAAGTTCCTTAAAATTCATAAATTACCTCCTACAACAGCAATCCTGTGACTATAAATCATTATTTATTGAAATTACAATATCTTTCAACTTTCTGTAATTTCCAATGATTAATTTCAATCATAATTTCGCAAAAAGATTTCATTTCGTCAAAATAATATGTAGTTCCATTGTTAATATCAATCACAGCCTTTAAAGTTCTGTCATCAATAATTGATTGAATGTACGGATATAATTTGTGATATTTTGTATGTAAATGCTTTGGCAGTAGTAATAAATTATTTATATCGTTATTATTCCTATCAAAATCAATATGATGTACCTCATATTCAACATCAAAATCAATTTTGTAGTAATCCTTGTAATACTGCCTGTAATCAAATTTCTTTCTCATTTTATTTACCTCCACGAATGATAATTCCCACGATTTTAAATATAACAACAAACAGGCAGTCGTGGTCTGCTTTTCGGTAGCTAACCTAGTTTGTTGTAAATAGTTGCACGGAGAGTCGAACTCCGTCAGACCAAACCATGCCAATGCATTTCAAATCTGCAAATTCTATTTTGCAAAGAGTTTTCTGTTTCCGATAATACAACTACTATTCATACATCTCCCATCGACCGGAACTATTGCAGTAGTATCCGACTAAGTGGAGATAAGAAATTGATGTGGTGTGGATTTGAACCACACATGAGATTCCGTCAGTTAGTCTGCACCTACGAATAGGGATAAATGGATTTTTATTTTCTAACGGATTTATTGGTGTAATTGCTTACAGCTATTTACCAGACTTGTTTTAGCAATCCTTGTCGCACACCGTTCTCTTAACCATCAATTAGCGTTTACCCATTTCGCCACACATCAACGCCACATTTCGGGCAACCGCCGTGTTAGGGAATCGAACCCCGGAGGCTTTTACGCCCAGACAGTTTTCAAGACTGCTTCCTCGACCAACCGGACACACGGCATATGCCGCCTGTAACGGCTATCAAGAATTTTGTAATAAATAGTCGGGGGTATTAAGAAAAATCCTTGATAAGTTGAATTTCACGCCTCTGTGCGAGGTAAAACCTCTCGGATAGTCTTGCACTACCCTTAACTGAACAAATCCAAAGAGGTAAATATTGAAAGGAGGTCCATCTTGGTTGCAAAGATAGACTGTCAATAAAAAGTAAGCTGAACTGCCCTTGTTGGAATCGAACCAACGAATGCGGGGATCAAAATCCCGTGCCTTACCGCTTGGCGAAAGGGCAAAATTGTGATTTATTCTCTGACATATATTCATCACTGCCGCAGTGTACTATTTTTTGTAACCATTTATACGCATTGGTCAGGCACGGCATTAAATATTATTTTGATAATTCTATGTACTTGTCAATGTACCACTTGGCTTTTTTAATATCCTCTAAGCCATTCTTGTTATTATGTCTGTAAATGTACTTAAAGGCATTACATAAGCAAAAGTTCTTAACGGCTTCCTTGCCCTGTGTTTCCAACATAACATCTATACATTCAAAGCTGCCAGTCTCATAGTGGCTCGGATGATTAACATTGTCGTTTACCGGCTTTTCATTGATACTAGGTGCAACATCTTTGAGAGGTGTAAAATTGTTATTTTCCCCACCGCTTACAATGCAATCATTGCATGGTCGCTCGTTAAATTGTTTCAGCTTATTTTCACAATTAAGGCACATATTTGTCGAACTCATTAAATATCACCTGCCTGTCTATGATTAGCTCTGTAAGAATCAAAGCCATTCGGATAACGTGCTATAAGCTTATCTATGTTTGTCTGCATTACATCATCAAGACCGAATCCGCAAGCTTCGCATATCATAGCAACGTACCACATTACATCTCCGCACTCTTTCTTGAGGTGTTCTAAGTCTATGCCTTTTTCGTGGAATATGCCCTTTTTAACGAGGTCTGATACTTCGCCGGCTTCACCAGTTAAACCTAAGACACCATTAAGAAGCCCTGCTATGTCATTTATATTGCTACACTTGACTTGATATTCAAGCATAGGACCAATTGGAGGTATGCTAGTTAATTCAATATATAATCTACGATATGCATTTTTGTCGTTAGTACGCATAGCCAATTTTTGGTACTCATTGCCCTGCATTTATAACTCCTAACTCTTTTTTTATTTTTTAAAATTTTTTGGAATTTACTCGGCTGAATTAGCCGTTTTGATGTGTGTATTCATTGAATATCTTGTGATTAATTAAGATGTGTTTATTATACACCTATTTATCAAATTTGTACAGTAGATTTATTAATTATATTATATGGGTTATTATCAGGACTATATATTAATAAATATAATGGTTATTGTATATAGTTTAATAAATTATTATTGGTTGGTTATGTATATATAAATATATAATAAGCCTTTTTATCTTTGGGGATATTTGAGCGACTTAGTTAGGCTCGCAATGCGTGTATATATAACCCCCACGCCCTGCGTTTGTATATCTTGCACAACGAAATCAGCCAGAGCGGAGCCATTGCACAATAAATAATTATTATGCAATCGCTGTCAATCCGCTTGTTTGCTGGCTTTGTCGTGCTTTTATCGCTCAAATGTTCTGTTTTATCACTTCGCTAAACTCAACTTTAGCGAAATCATGCTATCGTGAGCCAAACTGCTAGAAACCGCCTGTTTACTGGCTTTGTGGGATTTCTTGTACGTCTTGCGCAATGATTTCTTGCTGTGCAATTTGACGAACATTAGAGCCTTGAGCGTTTCCAAATGTTCCAAGCTGCGGAAGGTCTGCAGCTGTTTTAACGGCTTTGGCAGAACTTTCTCTGCTAACACCGGGCAAGTTCCAGGCAAAATGACGATTGAGTATTGCCAGAATTCCAACCGGGTTTTTGTTACCGGTTGCAAGCTTATTTGATAAGCTTTCCTCTCTAAAATCGCGCAGTTTTTGAACCAATTCGAAGCCCTTTGCACTTAGCTTTCTTTCATTCGCTCCCCAATCCATAAAAGTATCTTTATGTATTCCAGTTAATAAGCTAAAGCCTAATATACTGCATTCTTTATCATACATAGAACATATGTAATAATATATATATAATATATACTCTAATTTATCTAAATCATACATATAAAAATTACTATCCATAATACAGTTAGTATTATTTTTATTAATATTCTTATTTAACTTTAATATGCTTTTATCACTAAAAACATATTTATTAATATACATTAAAGCGGCGTTCCATCTTGGTCATATCTTCGATATTGTGTTCTTGGCAGAATTGTGATAAATAAAGTTCTATGTCATTCTGAAATACTTCTGGCGTGTCTGGTGTCTCCTGTAGTTTCTCCATATATTCCCCTTTCCGCTGAACCTGTGCCAGCTAATTAATTATTATATATACTAATAACATAAAAATAACCCGATAAAAATATTAATATTATCGGGTGTGAATCTTATATATTTAATTATTAAATAAATATACCACAAATATATTATTAAGTCAATTTTTTATTTGACTTATAATCATATTTTTCCAAAATTGGTTTATATAATTCCTCTTCTGCCTGTTTGCGTGCTGCCGCCGCTTCTTCTAACGTCTTAAAGTAACCTAATATCTTGTTTTTCCCTTGAAATCCGATATAAGCGACATATTTTTGCATTTTTTGATTGTAACTTACGCCTTTAACGCCGGATGTATTTGCTTTTCCCACTTTATCGCTGGCGATTGCACTAAGATTGGTTTGCTCGACTTGTCCTAAATATTTATTTATATTTTTTTTAGAACTTTCTCTATTAATGCATCCGCAAGAGATGCAAGAGCCAGAAGTAAGATTGTGTTGTGTTATATTAAAAAAATTCCCACAATTTAAACATTTGCACTCCCATATTGCCTGAACTCCCTTTCCACTTATGCGTTTAACTACTTTAATCTTGTTAAATATTTTATTTGTTAAATCTATATCATTCTCTTTTTTAACAACACCCTTGTATTTTTTGCTTAATCTTTTAGCTGCTACACAGCCACATGATTTACTTTTCCCATACTTTAAATTTTTAACATTTACTTCTTTAACTTTTCCGCAAATACAACGGCATTTATAGAATCTTTCCCCGTTCCTGCTTGGGGCTTCTTCAATAACTGTCCAGTATGTGCCAGAAACTTTTTCACCAGTCTTAAATTCTATTTTTTTCATTAGCTTTGCTCGCTTTCTGTTTTTTTAAAAAATAAAAGATAAGGACAAATCGCTTACTTGCCAACTTGTCCTTATCTAATTTAATATATTCCCGTTATTTTAACAAGAGAATTTAACAAATCCTCTTTGTCTTTTCGCAGAATTTCAAAATCTGCGATTATCGGGATGTCACTTTCATCGTTAGCAACCCAAATCTCGCCCGATTCGAGGAGCTCCTCCTCGTCTCCGTCGCTATATATGTGTGCGAAGCGGACTTCATCCCCCACTTTCAAAACATCCCCATTAAACATTTTAACTTCTTTCATTTTTTCACCTTTTAGCCTTTCTTAAATCTCCACAACTTTCCCAACTCTGGAATTTTCAAAAATTCCATCAGAGAGCTGTCCCTCGAGCTCTGTGATACATTCTTCTTCTGTGTCACAGGTGACAGAAAAGATACTGTATTCATTTGTTCCTGTCTTGTCAGAATTTTTAACCTCCAACATTCTTACTTTTCCGTTTTCAGAAAAGTCATATTTGCGTGACTTGTTGAAGCTCTCACGCTGTCTATGTCCGTCTATTCCGTAGACTTTCCATGTTTTTATCACTGCCATATCATTCACCTTTTAGCCTTTCTTATTTTTGCGTTTTAAAATGTCGCCACAAATATACTTGTGATGGCAAATATTTTATTAAAAGTTTCACTCAAACTCCCAATAAATGCCCTCCTCTTCGGCTTCGGGGCTGTTAATCTTCTTTAACAGCTCATCCGTGGTGAACATGGCAAATTCACCGCAGCTATAGCCGGATTCATACCCGGATTCACCACCGTCCCAGTGGTCATTCTCATCGAATCGACCACAGCAAGGGCAGAATCCGAAATCTGCCGTTGTGTGATACTCGGCTTCCCAAGTGTCACTATTGGCTTCTGAACGGTAAAAATCCGTCCAAAATCCGTATGCACCACCATCGTGGCATTTTTCTGGGTCGTAATTTGAGTAATCGTTAAATCTTACTCTCTTTACGTTTTTTAATTCCTCTTTTTTCATAATGTCAACCATCCAGCCTTTCGGCTGCCCTTTCTTTGTTTCTGCCATTATAATAAACCATTTATCGTTTATTGTCAATACTTTTTAAATCTTTTTTGGTTTATTTTTTCTCTACATATTTAATGATGTTTCCCGGCTGCATATCTAAAAGTTCACACAGCTTTTCCAAAGTTTTAATGCCAATCATTTCATTTTTTCGCAACCTCTGCATTGCTGATTGACTGATTAAGTTCTCTTTTAATATGCGTGTGGAATTATAGCCACTTTCTTTAAGCGTATCAAGCACATCTATTTTATATACAAGCATAGCTTTGTACCCTCCTATATTTTTTTCTTACATTATATAATTTGTGGCTTATAAAGTCAATTAAAAAATAATCTAAAAAAAGTTTATTTTAGCTATTGACTTTAAACCGTTTTAGGTTTATTATAATAACTGTCAAGAGGACATACAAAAAGGCGGTCACTCCTACCAAGAACGAACCGCCACCAATCAAAAAAGAAAGGCAATCCGATTATATCACAGTCGGCGAAATGGTGCAAGAATATGGAAAGAATTAAAGAATTAGAAAAGGAACTCGAAAAGGTTTGCGGCAAATATGAGAATGATTGCAGCAAGTGCCCGAAGCAGGCAGAATGCGAAGAATATTGCAAATTAGCACAGATTTACGAAATAGTAAACAGATAAGAAAGAGAGGGCTTAAATATGAAAGCAAACGATACAATCAAAGTACATTTATACGATTCAAGCAATAGGGAGATACGAACTAGAAACTATGACAAGACTTTTTGCGTGTACGAGAAAAACGGAAAACTTGGAATTGACTGGAATACAGAAAAAAGCCCGTACACATGCAAGGGTGATGCGTTTACGCCACTCGAAACCTTTGCACAATCTGCAATATTTGAAAATATTGAGACTAAGGAATTTTTTCACTTCTCAAATATTAAAAATGCAGTTGTTAGAATAGCATAGCCGAAACGCTCCGAGCTTGGAGCGTCAGCCGTGGGATGGTCTCCCGGCTCTGATGATGGCAGACTGGAAAG